TAGTTTATTTTTTGAAAGTGTTATATCTATTACTATAGTTTTGTAAGAACAATTGGGAAGACAACCTAAAATAGGGATTGGTTGCCTTCCACAATTATCAGTATACTTGACTGAATATCAATAACTTGTAGAAGGAAAAATGAGTGGATAACTATGAAAGATAGGTATAACTATGAAGAATTACAAGCGTTATTTAACGCCTGTAATCCTTGCATACTTAACCAATTCCTTCTTGTCATTTTCAAACTCAAACAAGCCAACAACTGCGACATCATTAGTTGCAATTGCATCCATTACGGATTCTGTACATTTTAAAGTAAAGTCACCTACACTTACTTTAAATAATTTGTTTGTGCTGTAATTAGCATCAGGAGTAAACTTTAGAGTTCTGAATTCATTTGCATCAACGTCGAACTCTCTAACAGGTGTTAATGCTTTTCTGATGCCAAAATTACTTAATTCTGACATTAAACTTTGTAAATTTATCATAAGGGGGATATTAAATGTGTGTTCATGAGTCGGGGGTGTTTTTTTGACCTGCCACACATTCTCACACCCTTACCAATTTTTTCATATAGTTTTTAGGTAGGGGGATATGAAAACAAAATCATTTTTGGATTTCATTTTTTTAAATTCTGAAAAAAATTAAAAAAAATTTTGCAACATTGCGCTATGTTTTTAAGAACATAAAGCGGCCTTAATATACTTAAGAAGAGAATAGCTGAAAACCCTTGCTATTGCTACATACCCAGTTCATGATTTATGAACTCGTAGTTTTCATTTTAGTTACTTTTTAAATAAAATGAACTAAAAAATAAATAAAGTACTTGTTTTATATATAATAATGATATATTTTTGAACCAGTAACTGAAATATGAACAAGAAATTAAATGATTTTGAATCTTATAGTGAGAATCCTTCCAAGATATTAGAAGAAGATGTTAAGACTTTGCATTATATTAGTAAAGGTAAAGTAGTTTATTTTGTAGATGAGAATGGGGAGCAAAAACAATATCAAGAATTAGGAGAAGAAATACATAAGACTATAGATACTAGAGAATATAGGAAAGTATTTGTTGAAGATTTACAAAATCTTAAAGATTTATCTACTGCTGGACTTAAAGTATTATGTTATATTTTAAAGAATCTAGGTGTTAAAAGAGATGAAGTAAATATTGACATTATTGAATGTATGGCTTTTACAGGTTATAAAAGTAAAGTTAATATTTATATAGGTATAGTAGAATTATTAGATAAAAAATTAATTTTTAGAAAAGTAGGTTCAGGAAATTATTTTATTAATGTAAATTCTTATTATAATGGTAACAGACAATAACTTACAAATTGTAGATGGGAAAGTAGTAAATACTGTTACTGGAGAAATACTTGGCAATTACTCTTATTATATAGATGCAGATGGAATCATTACATATAGAAATAAAAGAAAGTATGTTAGGAATCATGACGTTAATATAGAAAAGTTTATTGTTAAAGAATATAATAGTATAGTAGAAAATGGTCATAAGAAAGGAGCTTTATATTTTAGGACTTTAGATTATGTTAAAGCTACTGGTAATCAAATGACTAAGCGAATATTAGAAAAAATAGCTAGTCTTTGTGAGTATAATGAGTATTGGGTAAAGTATAAATGTGAAGAATTAGGAATTTAATATGGAAGAGATTCTCAAATTAGCATCATTATTACTTTTAGAAGAAGTAGAATACGAAATCGTAATTGGAGAAAACAATATAAGTATAGAAATAAAATAAATATATGAAAAAAGAAAAAACAATGACAAACACTACTGCTTCTCAAGCAAGTGTACAAGTAAAAGACATTCAATTTTGGGGAAATGGTGACACTTTTAAATTAATTAGTAAAGCATCTTCTCAAAATGAAGGATGGATGAAATCTACTAAAGCTATGTTAATTAAAGGAGTAGGTTGTGTAATTCAAGTAACTACTCAACAAGGAGATAATGTTGCAGAAGCTTTAACATTTGTACCTGGAGTTAAAATTGAAGAAATTCAAAATGAAGAAGGTGTAGTTATTCAAAGACAAATTGTAAAAATGTAATGAAAAAAGATTTGCAAGATTGGTTTTTAAGTCAAAGATGGTTATGGAGAAAGTTTTATAATCATTATGATAACAGATGGACGTATGAACATTTGATTATTAGAGGTTGTGTTATTAAATGTGATAACCCAGACTTAACAATAGAAGAGATTAAAGAATTCATGTATATAAAATAAAACAAAATGAATAAATGGAATAAAGTTAGTTGTGAATGTGGAAATTATGTTACAACTTATCTTATTTTAACAAAAGAAGTTAAAAAGCAATTAAATGACACATGTCCTAATTGTAAAACAAAATTAAAAATAAAATAGAAAACAAAATGAAAGAGGTAAAAGGAAAATTAGGAGTAGCAGGAGATGGTACACTAATCGAAACAAATGAGCTGGACATTACAAAGATTGACAAACTAGCAAAATTAAATGGAAAAGTTACTGAAGGACGTATTGTACTTCAACCACTTCCTCAAAAAGAAAAAACTATTGGAGGTATTATATTACCAACAGTATTAGGAGAGTTTAGATGTGCAGTAATTCTTTCACATCCTAATTCTGAATATCTTAGAGGAGATGTAGTAGCACTTAAGTTAAGTGATTTTCCTGGAGGAATGCCTCCTCAAGTTGATTTCTTAGAAGGAAATCCTTGTGTAATTCTTTTTGAATCGTTTATCTGGTATAAATATGATTACAGAATTGAAGACGAACAAGCAGTATAGAGACAAAGCATTAGAAGAAGGTCTAGCTATTGAAGTTAGACCTAACTTCTTAATGTTTAATGTCTTAGATAATGCTAGATTATCTTTTGAAACATACGAAGAATATAAGTTCAGACAAAAAGTTACTAGAAGAACAAGCAAAAAGTATCTAAATCCTAAAAATTAAATTATCTTTGTACAATGGACAATTTGTTTACAGTTGATTATGCATTAAATTATGAAGGTTGGAAGTATGTTAAAAACATAGCTCCTTATAATGTATATCAATTGGACCAATTTACTATTAGAGTTAGAAGAAATGACTTCTACCTAGTTTTGTTTATTTACAATAAATGTCAAGAGTTAGTTTTTTGTGGTAGAATATATACCATTAATGATTATAACTTGAAGATTAAGAGACATTTAACTAAATGGAAATGTAAATTAGTTACTAATGTAACTCCTACTCCTCCTACTCAAGGATTAGTTATAAATAATAATAGTTATAGTAATAATTTTTTAGTAGGAGGTGTAGTTAATAGTTTGGTTACTAACACTTTTAATGAAGATTTTAATTTTATAACTAACATTAGTATTGGCGGATTAACTTTTTCTAAAGTTGGTAGTAATATTAATGTAACAGGTACTCCTACTACAGTAGGAAATTATAGCAATACAGTTCTAATTCAAGGAGTTATAACTGGAGTTATATTAAGTATTGTTGTAAATATAACTATTACTTCTTTTGTTCCTGTAGTATCAACTTTTATAACACAGGAAGATGGGGGTAGAATTATTATACAAGAAGATAACGGATTTTTAATAACAGAATAAAATGGCAGATAAAAAAATATCAGAAATGGATTATAAACAGTTAGCTGTTGATGACCAATTTCCTACAATTAACGCTTCTTCACCAACAGAAAACTTTTATGCTTTAGGTGGAGACATTCCTGTATTAATAGGAATATTACAATGGAACTCTAGTACTATCTACACTCCAGGACAAATAGTTATATATAACGGTCTTAAAACTAAAGGAATGTTTTTAGTTGTAACTACAACTTCTGCTGGTAATTCTCCAGACAACTTAGCTGGATTTAATAAATTTAAATCTTTAGGTTTAGTTTATGTTGAAAATCTTAATGCTGCTAACGATAATATAGCTTATCAAAGAACTGGATATATAAACGTTAGTTTAACGGGTGCAGCAGTAAACAACTTTACTATATATAGTGATTTGATAACTTCATCAACTTCTCATAAAGTTTCAGCAACTTTATTTAGAAATCAAGCACCTGGAAGTAGTGTATCTGAAAATATTGTAATTAAATCTTTAGGTATAACAGCAGGAAGTATAACTTTTTATGTTGAGAAATCAACAGCAGGAGCTTTAGGAGGTGTACGAATTGCTTATACTATAGAAGGATAATGAATGAATTTTTAAAACCTAAGATTAAAGAGTTAGCTTTAAAATATAAACTAACTCAGAGTCAAGTGATTGATATATTTTATTCTCAATTTAAACATGCAGCTAAAGTAATATCAGAAGATTCATTTAAAGACCCTAACGAAAGAAGAAGTGTAAAGTTTAAAGGACTAGGCACTTTTGAATATAAAAAATATAAGGCTATTAGATTAACAAAAATTAAACAAGAACAAGATGCAAGAAAGAACATGGTTGAAACCGCTTCCGAAGATTGACAAAGAATTAGAATTAATTAAAATTTGCGTAGATACATTACAGACATGTGCTGTACTACCTCAATCTGCTGCTACTAAAAGTATTCAGTTAAGTGCGGAAAATATCTTAATGAGATATTTACAACAATTAGACATTTTAACTAGACCTAATGAAACCTCTTTAAAAACAACATTATGATAAATAAAGAGATAATCAATAGTGTGTTAGAATTACACAATCGTAACGTTAACGCTAGTTATACTGAAATAGCAGATGAACTAGTTAAAGTATTTCCTTTTTCTCACAGAACAGCTAGAAGATACGCTTCTATTATTATTAATAGTAAGAATCCTACTCCTGAAGAAATAGAAATGCCTGAAATGATTACTGATAAAAAAGTAGGAACTTTTAATTGGAGAGATGCTATAGAGCACGTTCAAAAAGGACAATCTTTATTTAGTCAAGCTAAAAGTAGTCAAGACAAAGCTACAGTTAAAATAGTTACAGAAGAACCTATTTATATAATAGCTTTAGGTGATGCTCATTTTGGTAGTTGGGGTACTGATTACGAAGTACTTAAGAAAGTAACTGATGAAATTCTTAATACACCTAATTTGTATGTAATTCTTTTAGGAGATTTATTACAAATGTCTATTAAATTAAGAGGAGTATTAGAAGTAGCAGATAACGCTCTTCCTCCTAAATACCAAATGTTATTGTTAGACAGTTGGTTACAAGAAATATCTCATAAAGTTATTTGTTCTACTTGGGACAATCATGCTGTAATGAGAGAAGAAAATGTAACTGGTTATTCTAAATATGCTGAAATATTTGAAAGACATCATATTTATTTCAATGGTATTGGTCATTTAGATTTACAAGTAGGAAATGAAATTTATAAAATAGCTGTATCTCATTTCTTTAGAGGTTATTCTTTAGAAAATCCTTGTCATGGCGGAATGAGATATATGAGAAGAATGGCTCAAGATAGAGAGATAGCAATGGCTGGAGATTCTCATAATCCTGGAGTTATTAAATATGTTGATGGTGATAGGGTAAGATGTGTTGTAAATAGTGGAACTGCTCAAACAAATAGTGGTTATGCTAAAAGATTCTTTTCTCTTCACACTTCATCAGCATTTCCAGTTATTAAATTAGACCCTAAAGTTCACGAGTTCACACCTTATTGGAATTTAAAAGAAGCAATAAAATGAAAATTATAGAATTTGAAGTATTAGTAAAATTGCTAAACGATAATCATATTGATTATAGTAGTTTAGGTATTGCTCCACCAGCAGAAGATGAAGATGAATTGTTTTCTGAAAAAAGATATTACAATTCTAAATGGTTAGAAGCTGAAATAGAGTGTGTTGCTAAAAATGGAGAACATGCTATATTGAATTTGTACGATGGTCGTTGTATATTTGTACAAGAACCTATCGAACAAGTTCTAAGTAAACTTCATGATACCTAAAGAATTCCAAATATTAAATCATACTATTACTGTTGTTATTGATAATGAATATTGCCACAAAAACGATTGTTTTGGGCAATATCTTTATCAAGAAAATAAAATAGTTTTAGCTGATAAATATAAATCTAAAAAGAATTGGGTTAGTTATAAAAAAGAAACAATAGAACATGTGTTTTATCATGAGTTAATACATTGTATTCTTTATTATATGAATAGTGATTTATGGTTAGACGAAAAGTTTGTAGACCAGTTTTCTGGTTTACTTGCTCAAACAATGAAAAAAGATGAAAGTATTGAAATTAACAGAAGAATTAAATCTAGAGATTCAAAGCGAACTGTTTGAAATAGAAGAGTTTAAGACATTAATTAAAAGAATTAAAGTTGGAAGAAGTGATAATGATGGTAGAAAAAAACTTATAGCTAAAAAAGAAATAGCTTATGTTTATCATATGGCTGACCCTAATTCTAGGTATTATAATTATGCTGAATCTGAAAGAAAAAATAAATTAAAAAGTGATATTTTTAATGAAGTAGATGAAGACTGGCAACCAGATGAAGCAGTTGAATTAGCTATATTAAAGTATAGAGAATTAATTAAAACTCCCTCACTTAGAACTGTAGATAGTATGTTAAATTCTCTTCATGAATCTGAAGAAATTATAATTGAAATAACTAAACAATTAAAACAAGATTTAAAAGACGGTAAACACAAAAGTGGTATAAATAATAAGAGAGGTCAAATCGTATCAGGAACAGAGTTAATGTTGAACGATTTGACTGCTCTCTTGAAAGTGTCTAAAGAAATACCTAACCATATAGAAGTATTAGAGAAATTACAAAAGAAACTACAAGAAGAAAACAAAACTCAAGCAGCTAAAGTTAGAGGAAACTTGCAAATTAGTGAAAGGGAAAGGTAATGTTTGATATAGATTTTAGTCATATTAATACTCAAGAGTTTTCTCCTGAAGCTACTAGATTTAGATTAAATAGTTTAAGAGGAAATCCATGTTATATAGATGAACCTAAAAATAGTTTAGCTTGGAAAGAGTATTGGGATTTACAAGAACATTATTGCATGAACGGTTATTCTGTAGGTGGAGTTAGAATTACAGGAGAACATTACTTTTATCTTAACTTTTGTCAAATTAAATTAACTGCTGCTAGTAATAATGTAGAAAAAATTAGTAAAAAGAAAGTAGAAAAACAAGTTACTTTTCCTGCATTTTGGGATAGCGATTGGTTTTACTTTACTGAATGTGAAATAGCTAGAGAACAAGGTGAACATATGATTATTCTTAAACCTAGAAGAAGAGGATATTCGTATAAAAATGCAGCTAAATGCGCATATATGTATAGTTTTACTCGTGCATCTACTTCATTAATTGTAGCAGAACTGTCTACATATTCTGAAGAAACAATGGGTATGGCTGTAAACTATTTAAATTTTTTACAACAATATACTGATTTTGGAAAGAATAGATTGGTTAATAAACCTAAAGAAGAAATAGAAAGTGGTTTTGAAGAAAACGGAATTAAGTTAGGTTTTAGAAGTAAGATACTTGCATTTACAACAAAAACTAATGCAGGTATTCTTAGGGGAAAGGATGCTAATATTGTACTTTTTGAAGAAGCAGGAACATTCGGTAATCTCTTAGCTACATATAATGCAACTAAAGCTCTTGTTCAAGAAGGTACTAACGTATCAGGACAAATGTTTGTTTTTGGAACTGGTGGTGATTTTGCTGGAGGTCAAGTAGATTTTGAAAAAATGTTTTATGACCCTGAAACACATGGATTTAGAGCATATCAAAATATATATGATGAAGGAAAAAGTAATACAACAATAGGTTATTTTCTTCCAGATTATTATTCTAAAGGTGGTTTTATAACTAATGGTGTATCTGAAATAGAATCAGCTAAAGCATCTATTGAACAAGAAGTTGAAAGACTTAAAAGAAGTTCAAAAGATAGAAATGCTCTTGACGCATATCTTGCAGAATTTCCTAGAACTCCTCAAGAAGCTTTTATTAAAATGGGAACTAACATTTTTCCTAAAGCTGAACTAAATCAACAGATTAACGAAATACGTAGCCGTAAAGAATTACAATATTTAGGTACTACAGGTATATTTTATACTGATACAGATGGTAAAGTTAAGTTTGAACCAAAAGATGATTTGAAACCTATACTTAATTTTCCTTATAAACCTGATGTAGATGGAGAAGGTTGCGTTATTATGTATCAACCTCCTTTTAAAATGAATGGTGGTGTTCCTGATGATTTGTATTATATAGCTGTTGACCCTTATGCTATTGATAAAGGAAAAGATAAAAAGATAACTAAAAGAGACTCTTTGGGTTCAGCTTATGTTTTTAAAAGAATAAATAATTTTTCTAAACCTTTTGATTTAATTGTATGTGAATATGTAGCTAGACCAGAAAGGCATGATGATTTTAATAAAACTTTATTTGATATGGCTGAACATTACAATTGTAAAATTGTATATGAAAATGATAGAGATGGTGATATAGAATCTTATGCTAGGATTAATAAAAAATTACATAGATTAGAAGTTGAACTTACAGTTTATGACAGTAGTGACGCTCCACGTAAGCAATTAGGAAGACGTTATGGTGTGAGTATGAGTAATTTAGAGGTTAAAAAAACAGCAGTAAGTTATTTAAAAGATTGGCTATTAGCACCTAGAGATAAAGATTTAAATGGAGTTCAAGAATTAAATCTTCATAAAATTTATAGTATTCCTTTACTTGAGGAAATTATTAAATTTGACTATCAAGGTAACTTTGATAGAGTTTCTGCAATGCTTGTAGCAATGCTTTATAAAAAAGAATTGTTACTTAAACCTCCAGTAAGCGAAAGAAAAACTTCAATCTATGAAGATGAATTTTTTAGAAGGTTTGACACAGAATTTGGTAAAAATGAATTGAATCTCTAACTTTGTAAATTAAATTTAAATAATGGAAAATACTAATCAAGTAGGAATGTTGTTTGATATACCAAATCAAAATATATCTTATGCTGACAAAATAAAAGATGATTTTGCTTGGGGTAAAGTAACAATGAATGCTATAATAGGCAGGTCTACTTTTACGACTAATAGTCAAAAGATTTGGATAAAGAAACTATACGATTATTATAACGGCAATATTCATACAGATGATTATAAACTAATTACAGAACCTTTTGGTAAACCTATTGAAGGTACTTGGGGTGATGTAGAAAGTTATCCTATTATTAAAACTAAAGTTGATTTACTACGTTCTGAATATAATAAGCGTCCTAAAAGAGATATGGTTTATGTAGTTAATGATGATGTTGTTACTAACATGACTGAATCTTTAAATGAAGAAATTAATAGAACTTTAGAATCTTTATTTGTAAATAAACTTAACGAATTAGGCGTTGCTACAGGAGTTGAAACTGAAGAAGTAGAATTACCAGAAAAAATTAAAGAGAATTTTGAATCTACTTATTTAGATAAAAGAGCTATTATTGGTCAAAACGCAATTAACTATATTAAAGTTCAACAACATTTAGATGAAAAATTAGATTTAAATTTCTTTCACTGGTTAGTAAGTGGAGAAATTTACTCTCACAAAGATGTAGTTCATAATGAAGTTGTTTATGAAACAGTTAACCCACTTGATATAGATTTTGATAAAGACCCTGATATACAATTTGTTGAAGATGGAGATTGGGTAGTAAGACGTAAATATATGCATCCTTCATCTATTATAGATACATTCTATGATATACTTGATGAAGAACAAATTAAAATGATTGATACTTTAGCTGTATCAGGACCAGCACTTACTTCTAACTCTTCTATATTTTTTGATAGAAGTTTAAATAATAAGAGATGGTCTAGGTTAATTGAAGTAATGCACGTATGTTGGAAATCTCGTAAAAAGATTGGTATTGTTGATTTTATAGATGAAATGGGTCAACCTCAATCTTTAGAAGTAGATGAATTATACAAAGCAACTCCTGACCAAAAACTTACATGGCATTGGGTAAGTGAAGTGTGGGAAGGTTACAGAATAGGTTTAACAATGTTTGTTAAAATTAGACCTTTACCTAATCAAAGAGGTAATTTAGATAATTTATCTAAATGTAAATTACCTTATAATGGTAGAATTATGTCTAATGTAAATTCTACAAATATATCTTTAGTTTCTTTAGGAATACCTTATCAAACTTTATATAATGCTACTTTTCATCGTCTTAAATTAGCTATGGCTAAAATGAAAGATGATATGGCTTTGATTGATATTAACTGGAAACCGTTAGGTTGGTCAATGGATAAATGGTTGGAATATGCTGATAGAGTAAGTATGTTGTTTGTCGATTATAGCAAAGACAATGTTAAAATGAATGCTACACATCAGACAAGACTTCAGTTAGCTTCTCAAACTATTAGAATGTACACAGATTTATTAGCATTTATTAAAAATGAATGGGAAGAAGTTTGTGGTATAACAAGACAAAGAGAAGGTCAAGTTCAATCTTCTGAAACTGTAGGTGGTGTAGAAAGAGCAGTATTACAAAGCTCTTTAATTACTGAAACTTACTTTACTCTTTTTGAACAATTTAAACAAAGAGATTTAGAAGGTTTAATTGATTATTCTAAAATAGCTTGGCTTAATGGTAAAAAAGGAAGTTATGTAATGCCTGATTCTACTAACATAGTTTATATGGATGTTAATGGATTTGAGCATTGTGAAACTGAATACGGTATTGCTATATCTAGTTCAAGTAAAGAACAAGAAAGAGCTAATACAATTAAACAACTTGCTCAACCAATGATGCAAAATGGTATTGCTGCTTCTACTATTGCTGAAGTATTAGATTCAGAAACTATATCTCAGGCTAAAGTTAAACTTAAAGCTGCTGAACGTAAGTTGCAAGAGTATAACCAAATGATAGCTAAGCAAGAACAAGAAAATAGTATAATTATAGCTGATAAGCAGAAAGAAGTTGTTGAATTACAACATCAATATAACTTAGAAGCTATTGATAGAAAAGGAGAATGGGATTTACGTAAAACTGAACTTACTGCTTTAGGTATGGATGAAGGTGACGATAATGTTGCTATTCAAGAATCTATGATTGAAGCTGGTTTAAAAGAAAGAGAATTAGCTTTAAAGAATAAACAAATTGATTCTAATATTATGAATGATTTGTCTAGACAACAGCATGAAAAACAGATGAAAGAAAAAGAAATGCAATTAAAGAGAGAAGAGATGAAAAGTAAAGAAAGAATTGCAAAGAGTAAACCTAAAAGTAAGTAGTGTTATATATATAAGAGAAATTAAAACTTAATAAAACAATAAAATAACAAATTAACTTTGTATTAGAAAATGACAGACATGATTGAAAACGAAGGGTTGGATGAATTAGATTTTGACATATCTAAGGTAGACATAAACCCGACAGGGGTTGTTCCAAAAACGGAATTAGACCCTGAACCAGAACCAGCTCCAGAACCTCAACCAGAACCTAAAAGAGGTAGACCTAAAAAAGTTGAGAAAATTGTAGAGCCAGAACCTGAGCCAGAACCAGAACCAGAATTAAATGAGGAAGAAGAAGAAGAACCAGAAGTTACTTCTAATTTGTTTTCTACATTAGCTCAAAGTTTAGAGCTAGAGATAGAAGAAGAATTTGAAGAAACTGAAGAAGGTCTTTCTGCATTTGTTCAAAGTGCTGCTGATAAATTAGCAGACAAAAAGTTGAACGGATGGTTAGAAAGTTTACCTGAAGTAGGTTCTAACTTTTTTGATTATCTTCAAATGTTAGGTCCTGATGCAAAGGAAGAAGATATACAAAAGTTCTTTAGTTCAGTTAAACCAGAAATTGATTATAAATCAATTGATTTAACTAATGAAGATGCACAAAAAGCTGTAATGCGTACTTTTTATAAAAAGATGGATTACAATGATGAAGAAATTAAAGATGCTATTGAAGATTTAGAAATAGCTGGTACTTTAGAAAAATCATCAAAAGTTGCTTCGACTAAATTAGCTGCTTCTCAAGAAAAAGAAAGAGCTGCTTTAATTGAAAAGACAAAAGCTGAAGATACAATTAAAAGACAAAGAATACAAGAATATTGGAATACTATAGATTCTACTATTAAAAGTGGTAGAGTTCATAATTTTAATATTCCAGTTGCAGAACAAAAAGTTATGTTGGAATATATGTCAAAACCAACTAAAGCTGGAATTCCGCAACTACAAGAAGATTTAAATAATATGAGTGTTGAAGACAGAATAGCTTTAGCAATCGCAGTAAAAAATAAATTTAATTTAAATAAATACATTACTGCTGCTGTTAAAACTCAATCTGCTCAAACTTTAAGAGAAAGATTAGCTTCGGGACAAACTAAGTTGAAAAATGGTAATGTTCCTAAAGGTGGTATTTCTGACGATATATTATTTGATATAAAATAAACACTTTAAAAAAACAAATAAATAAAAAATGGCACAATTTCTAATGGACCAAGTGTGGAACGAACAAATGAAAAGCAATGATGCTTCTTTTGCTCGTTTAATTAACGCACAACCTGACAAAATCGCTCCTGTACTCACACATATGATGGGTCAAGAGAGTTCACGTTTCCCTCTAATGTATCTTTCTGAAGGTATGCAAGCTATTCAAGAAGTAGATGGTGACGAATTCGAGTATGATGTAATTGGACGTATGATGAAGGCAGTTCCTTTACAAGCTCCTCCTACTGGTTCTTACTCTACATCTTTTGGTGTATCTGGAACTGAAGCAACTTTGTTCTTCAATGAAGGTATTTTCCCTGTAGGTTATACCATCCTTTCTCCTTTAGGTTATCAATTACGTATTACTAGTAGAGATAACTCTAACGGTAACTGGGCTTACAAAGTAAAATTGGTAGCTAAAAATCTTTCTGAAACTTTACCTGCAAGCGAATTAGCAACTGGTGCTTTATATGCACTTGGTTGGAATTCAGTAGCAAGTTTTGGTTCATTCGGTAGCTTATCTACTAGCACTGCTCCTGTTAAAGTTCGTGGTGATGTAGGTACTATTCGTAAAGGTTACGCTTATGAAGGTAACATTAAATATCGTAAAGCTAAAACTGTACAATTAGACACTAAAGGTGGAGGTACTAAAGAAATGTATTGGCCTTACGAAGAATATCAGCATAACTTAAGTTTCCGTATTGAATGTGAAACTAACTACTGGTATTCAAAATCTAATCGTGATTCTTATGGTGTTATCAACGAGCGTGATGAGCAAGGTAATCCTATCGTAAGGGGTGCAGGTATGTTTGAGCAAATTAGTAATAAAGATACTTATGGTACTTTAACTGCTGATAAAATTGACCAAACAATTCGTGATACTTTCTACGGTATGAGTGATGCTGAAAATAAAGTAATTACTCTTTTCACTGGTGTTGGTGGTCGTATGGCTTTTGACAACGCAATGAAAGCTGAATTATCAAACAGAGGTTACATCAAATTAACTGACAACAAATTCGTTGGTGGTTCTGGATATAACTTGAGCTTAGGTGGTTTCTTTGATACATATCAACACGTTGATGGTTACAAAGTTATTATCAAAACTGCTTCTCTTTTTGATAACGGACCTCAAGCTTTAGCTAGTCCTAAACATCCTAACTATCCTAACTTGCCTCTTGAGTCTTTCCGTATGGCTTTCGTAGATACTTCTACTTATGATGGTATGAGTAACTTAGTTATGGTAAGCAAAAAAGGACGTAGCATGTTACGTGGTATGGTAAAAGGTATCAACGAAGCTGCTGCTGGAACTAGCTTCTCAGCTAACGATACTATCTCTACTGATAAAGATGGTAGTTCAGTACACTTCTTAAAAGCTGGTCAAGTTGTACTTAGAAGGTTTAACACTTCTATCGACTTAACTTGTACAGCAGGTTTATAGTTTTAAATAAGTGAGGGAGAGTAAAATCTCTCTCACTTTATTTTTAAATAAACCAAAATTAAAAAAACAATTAAAATAAAACGATAAAGAAAATGAAAACGATTAAGATTCAAAGAAAAGAAGTACGCAGACATGGCGTACACATTAGTTTAACTCAAGAAAGGTCTGCTACAATTGGCGGATTTCTTTTAAAGTCTGGTGCAGTAGGTACAGGTGTTACATTTGAAGAAATGAAAAAATGGATGCCAGGAATTCTAGGAGTAGAAAGTAGTGACCCTAAATTTAGACAAGAGGTAAACAAGTATTTTAATAATATTATGATTACTGTTCCTTATGAAGGAAAAGAACTTAATATTACAATTGATGAAAGTGGTGAACCAGAAGTATTGGAAGATTATTTGAAATATAAGTTTTGTTTGCAACATCCTAAAGTAGCTGATTCAAAAGCTTCTGCCGATATTGACCAATACAAAGAATATTATATTGAAGACCAAGCTTTAGAGTTAACTAAACGTACAACTAAACTTAAATCAAAAACTAATGCTACAATTAAATTTGCAGAATTAATTAATGATGAAGTTAAACTTGATTGGGTTCTTAGAGAATTAACTACTAAATATCCAAAAGAGTTAGGTTCTATTACAAGACTTACTTCTTTAAGTAAGGATGAAAAAGAACTTAAAGTTGCTGAAATTTTTGAAAAAGACCCTGAATACTTTATGAGTGTTGTGTCTGACCCAGACTTGTTATTTAAAGCACAGATTGCTTCAATGGTTGAAAGTCAAGTTATTCAAAAAGTAGGTAACGAATATGTTTACGGTTCTGAACCGTTAGGTGATTTAAATGCATCTATTGCTTATTTAAAGAATCCTAATAATTCCGAAGCTTATGTTATTATGTTAGCTAAACTTAATAATATGGGAATTGGTTTTAAACAAAAAGAAACTAAAAAAGTAGAAAAATCAAAATAAAAATTGAGCCGACGAGTTTAGTCGGTTTCACATAAATACTATGAATATAAAAGAAATGCACACGTCTATTGCTACTGAAATGAATAAAATCAATTCAGCATTGTTTGAGAATATTCTTGAACAAGAGGTAGACTTTGCACTTAATAATAGTATTTTAAGATTTGTAAAACAAAGATATAACGCTACTTCAAACTTAAAAGGTAAAGGTTTTGAGATGACTCAAAAAAGGATTGATGACCTTAGAAGTTTAGTTACTAATTATTCAGCTAAAGCATTTTTACCTGTTTCTTTTGACCCAGATATAAATGAAAAAGTAGTTTTTTATTTTCCTGCTGATTATATGTTTGCAGTAAATTCTAGATTTAGAGTTTCAGAAAATGATTGTGGTACTTTTAATTATACCTCTACTACTTTAACTACAAGTACAAGTACTTTCGATTTTAGTTTAGTTACTGATTGGACATTATTTAAGTTAAGAAACTTTACTAGTGGTTATGAATTAACTTTAGGTTCTGAAGCTAGTAATTATAATACTGTTGAAGATTTAACTTACGTTATTAGAATTATTTTACAAAAGTTAAGAGAAAAATATAATTATTCTGAATATGAATTTTATTATGAATATTATAATGGTTCTTACTTTAAGAATCAATTAATTATTGTAAATAAAACAACTACTGCTTGGCAATATTCTATTAACGGAACTAACTATGTTAACTTACTTACTTCAAGTAATACTAGAACATATTACAGCAACACATTTAACAGTACTGTTGCTGGAAAGTTAGTTCAAGAAGATGATATATTTGCAATGCAAGTAGACCCGTTTAACAAAACGGTTCCTGACTTTCCTTTATATTATACATCTAACTACAACTTTAACATATACATAGACAGAAATGTTTTTGTTGTAACTGATGTTATTTTATCGTATCTTCGTACCCCAAGAACTGTATCGTATTTTCTCAATCAAGATTGTGACTTACCTGAGCATACACATCCTGAAATAGTAAGTATGACAGTTGATTACCTTCTAGAAGCAGTGCAAGCTGGTGATAGATATAAAACGCATCAAGAAATTGTTGCAACTAATGAATAATTTTTTTAATTAATAACAAATAAACAAAACAAAACAATGTCAAAAACTGTTTTTTTCGGAAATGCCGCAGCTTATTCAGCTAAAGCAAACCCTGCCCTTTTAGCTGCTGGAGAAATTGGAATTTACTCTATCGCTGAAACTGGTGCTTTTACACTAATTACTACTACTTGTAGTGCTGCTCAAAAGCAATTGCCTATTATGATTGCTCAAGGTGGAGTTACTGGTGGTAATTTTAAAAGTGTAATTATCTATCCTAATGGTATTGTTAAGGCTGGCACTACTGCTGTACCTTACATTGCTGCTGTACCTAATGTTGATATCGTAGGTTATGCTGGTTCAGGTTCGGACACTATTCAAGCTAGTGTTGCTGGAACTTATAACTTGACTGTAACAAACACTTCTTTAGGAACTGTACCAATGCCATTTAACTTAGCTTCTTTGTATTATCAAACTGCTGCTCAAGCAACTGCATTTAATGTAGCTTATGATTGGGCTAAAGCTGTTAATGCTAAGACGTTAAACGCTTCTTTGTTCCCTTACGACAGATTCGTATTTGCTTCAGTTTTAACTAACCAAAGTTCAACTCAGTTAGTAACTTCAGCTCCTGCAAACGTAACTGGTACATTTGTAAATGGTTCAGCTAACGTAACTTTATCTGGTTCAACTGTTGGTGGTACTACTCCATTGTCAGTAGGTAGCTTTATTCGTGTAGGTAATGCTACTGCTCTTACTGCACCTGTTTACAGAATCGCAGCTATGCCTTCAGCTACAAGTATCATTCTTGATGCTCCTTATGTAAACGAAAGTTTAGCTATCGGTGCTACTGTTGCTACTGTTGCTTTAGGTAGATTAGATGCTGCTCCTGATGTTAACGATTTAGCTGGTGTTAGAGTAGTTTCAAGAGGTAACTGGTTTGACGGAAGTTCATTTACTGAATTAAGACCTAACACTTCTATCGCTGTAGGTGTATCAGGAAATGCTTTAGGAACTGTAATCGTTCATAACGGTGTTGCTGCTCAATCTTACTTAGCTGCTTCAGGTGCTGTTACTTCAGGTGTTTTCAACATCGGTTACGGTATCGGATACCAAGCTAGAAAGCAAGAACTTCAGTGGCAAGGTTATCAAGGTAACATGAACAGAAGTTTCTTACCTTACCCAGTTCAGTATTTTGCTTCAGAAACTGCTTTTTATGATGGTTACTCTGTTACTTACAAGAGTTTCCCTAATAACGGAGCTGGTGATGGAAACGCAAAAGAAGAATTGCACGATGTTCAAATATTCTGTGTTAACGCTGGTGGTTCTGGAACTATCTCTACTAATGCTTTAATTAGTTCAGCTATTCCTACAATCCTTAGCTCTTATATTAACGCATAGTTTTCTGATTTTTCATGTTTAAAAAGCCATTACTTAATTGTAATGGCTTTTTTATTTATATATTTTTTAAAATAAATACTATCTTTGTAATATAATATTATAAAAATGATAAAAAATACATTAGGTAATTCTCCTCTTCAAAATGAAGACAGAATAGTTATAGAAAGAAAAGGTGTGCCTTCTGAAGTTTCATTAAGAAGTTTTAGAAGATATGCTAATGGAACTGAACCTTTAGTAACTTCAGGTAGCACTTTGCAATTAGATTTTTCTAATGCTTTATTATTTGATATAACTTTAACAGCTGCTGCTACATTTACTTTTGTTAATCCTACACCAGGTGTGTATGTTATTAAGTTAACTCAAGGTGGTGCAGGTAGCAATACTGTAACATGGCCCAATAGTGTAAAATGGTCTGGAGCAACTCCTCCAACACTTACTACAACAGTAGGTGCTTGGGATTATATAACTTTAGTTTTTGACGGAACTT